ACGTCAACATCAACCTTTTCTGTCGGATAGGTCTCGAAGTTAGGGAAAAAGGTGTCACGGAAAAAGGTCCTGACAGGCGGAAATTTCTCTATTGCCTGCAGCATGGTCCTGGTTTCATAAATATTGATAGACAATTTATCTTACCTCCTTGGCATATTTTAGTAAGGCACATTATCGCTCAGGAAGATCCCAAGCTCTCTGAGTTTGGTCTCGTGGTCAGCCGCGGTATCATCGCCACCAAAAATGAGCGCCTTGCGGTTGAAATGACCGCTGCGGTAAGCCTCGGCAACGACAGCTCCACCCGTGGTATCAACATCGACCGCCAAGATGCAGTCGGCATTCTGGCTGCCATCAACAGCAGCATTGTTTACTGGTACAGCCAAACCAGTGGCTGTGATGATACCCAGCACAGTGCCGCGCTTAATTATGCCCTGATCGCCTTGTAAAGTGATGGCCTTGGTTAGCAGTGGAATTTCACTACCGGCGATCAGGTTGTCCGGTGTAAAAGTACCCAAAGTGGTATAAAGATCTCCCATTATTTATTCCTCCTTTTAGCGGCGAACTCGGCAATAGAGTTTGCTATTGCTTCGCGCTTTTCATCTTCTATTTCTTTAGTGCTTTGCTGGTTTTGAGGTTGTGCACCCACGTTGTTCACGCCGGATTCTTTATTGTCCCGGGTCACATTATCCAGGTACTGACGACCCTTAGCGGCATCGTCTTTCAACGCCTCATAGGCAAGTTTCTCGGCAGTCATGGGCTCTTCGTACTTTGCCTTGTTGACCAATTCCGGCGCTACGGTTTGAGCGATTTCATCAATGGCCTTGATCCGTTCACGCTCGTTTTTTGCTCCCTCTTCCCTGGCCGCAGCTTCAACCTGATTGACCAAGTCAGAGAAATGCTGTCTCAGCTCATCTACAGTTTTGATTTCCACTGCCCCATCATCCTCCCTATTTTGATTTACAGGCTGCGGCACTTGGGCCGCCGATTCCTGTGTTTTTGGTATATTAAAACCGGTGCCTGATGCACCGGCTATACCAAGCTTGTTATATTGCTCAATGATGCGCTTCATGGACTCAGAAACTTTGTTCTGAATGGCCATACGGCTAAACATAAAGGAATTTTCCACCGGCCCGGATTCAGAGCTATCAGTATAAAGCATTCCATCAATGAATCCTTCACTAAGAGCTTTATTAGCAGACATCCATGTTTCCTCATCCATCATTTTGGATATTTTAGCCCTCGATCTTCCGGTTTTCAGTTGATAAGCATTTATGATTGTGTCTTTTATTTCATCAAGAACATCAGCCATATGGCGCATGTCTTTCGCTTCGCCTACTACACCAGTCCACGGGTTATGAATCATCATAATGCCGACAGGACTCATTAAAACTTCATCACCGGCCATCGCAATCACGGAAGCAGCTGAAACCGCCTTTCCGTCAATCTTAACCGTGACTTTGCCTTTGTGCTCCTTAAGGGCATTATAAATTCCTGCAGCAGCGGTTACATCTCCACCCCAGCTATCTATCCACACTATTAAGTTTTTGCCTGCATGTTCTTGGAGCTCGGCTCTAAACTCATTCGGTGATATATGATTTAGACCAAACCATTCATAAAACCAGGCGTAGTCATCATCAATTATTTCACCTTCAATGCGGAGTTCGACTTCTTCGGGGTTTGCTTCGTTTTTTACAAAACTCCAAAACTTAGCCAATGTTATTCCCTCCTTCCGTGCTAACTGGTAATAAACCAGCCTGTATCATAAGCTCATTTTCCCGTTGCAACTGCTCAATGTTCCTGTCAAAATCACCACCGGTGAGCTCGATAGTCTCGCGCTCCCGGGTTGAGAACCCGCTGTCAACCCGCATCTGGGCTGCTTTGACTTCTTTAACCGGGTCAATCTGCCCCGGGGCCGGGCCGTGCCATTCCGCCCTGCTCCAGGCCTTGGCCACCAGCTGGTCATTGAAGAATCCAGGGGCTGAAATCCTTCCCCTGGCCACCGCCTCGGCCAGCCAGAGCTCGTAAACCGGCTGGCAAAAGTCGCTGGCAAACCACACCCGGCGCATCCGGAAAGACTTCCATGCTTCAAGGAGCGCCGCTCGGGAAGCCGAATATGACGCCGTGAAACTCTTTAGCAGCAGTTCGTAGGGTATTTCCAAGGCCGCACCGATGTGCCTCGATAGCGCCGTGACAAAAGCGTCAAAGTTTGTTGACGGTCGCTTTGGGTCAGCAACGTCGATGCTGTAGCCGGGCGGCAGAGAGTTAATCGTTCCGGCACCGAGTTCAAATGCGTTCGGGTCCAGGTCAACCTTTTCGCTTTGTGGAATTGCCTCGGGTAATGCAAAATCCGATACCGGTGTATCACTCTCTTTGATAAATACAGTAAAAAAACCGGTAATAATGGCCGCCATAAGCTCGGCTTCCGAATACCGGCCAATCTGTTTGATTGATTCTATGACCGGTGCCAGGTACGGAACACCGCGGTACTGCTCACAGCGCTCTGCCTCCATGATCTGCAACACATTAGGTCGGCCAGTACGCTGTCCGAATGCTTCAACCCTCTGCCACTCGATTTTAGTGGTGGGCTTGGCCGGGTCCCCGGGATAAATATTTGATATCCAGTAAGCCACTACAGCGCCGGAAGAATCCACCTCAACGCCGTTTATAATTTGATTACCGTTATCAGGATTTTTACCTTGAGTCGTCGTAGCCAAAAAAAGCCCGGCCGCTTTTTCCTTCGGCGTGCTCACCCGGTCCGCTTCAATCAAATGAAGACGTAAACCATAGGGGAAATATTGTTCAGGGTCAGCCTGTTTTATAAGCGCCCACCCATCACCATTCAGCAATGCCGACATAAACAAAATCGATTGCAGCTCGTAAAAGTTGTTCAGGCGCAGCGCATCACAGAACCGGCTTTCCGCCCATACTGAAAATTCACGCTCGGTGTTTCTCTCCCAGCGATCCGCTTGCTCCCGGGATAATCCAAGGAACTCATAATCAATTCGACTTTTTAGCTTCAGCCCAGCCCCTACAACATTGGTTCTTGAGGTAACAATGGCTGAACGTCCGATGGCGCCTCCCATAAACAGGTCCCTGGATCTCTGCCTCAAGATGTCCAGGTTCATATCGATGTCCGCTTGAGGACTGCTTGACCAGGCCTGCCAGCCTTTCATGGACTTCTTACGGACGGAAGCACCGGATTCGGAATAGCCGGTGTTCAAAAACTGAAGCGCCCGGCGGGCTGCCTGGCGTTTTAACGCTTTTTCGGGGCTGATGAAAGATATTACCCTGTCAATCGCATTCAATGTCTCACCACCCTATATGTCCCTTATGACAACCCGGCGGGTTCTGGCTGTGGTGTCGCCGCTGGCCTGGGCTTCCAGCCGCTGCACCAGCTTTTCCAACTCATTGATAGCTGACCTTATCTCCTTGAGATCAGCCCGACGCAATGTCCTGGTACCAATGCGGTATTCCTGGCCTGCAAGGATAGCAAGTTCAGCCTCGTAATATGCGTTCAGCCGGTCTTTTGCTTTTTGCAACCTGTCAGTGGACATTAAAATCACCGTCTTTCAGTATCAAACAGCCGATTTTTTTACGCATCCATAGGTTTTTTTAGCTGTTCTTGAAGCTTGTTTAGGGGCTTTTTTAATTCCCGATGTTGTGTTTGAGACCTCTTTCAACCGCTTTTCCAGGGCATCAAAATCCGGTTTCAACAGTCTCAGGGCAGCCAAGTTATATACCCGCAGGTCCAAAGGCTCGTTTCGTTTATCTTTTGAAATATTTTCCCAAACGGTTACAGTCTGACCTTTCACTTTACGAATAACTTGTTTCTCGGAAATTAGGCCCTTAAAGTATATCTGATCATACCCGCACTCTTCACAGGCAGGGAAATGGCAGTATTTTGGCCCGGGTTGTTTGATTTTCAGACGCTGTAACACCGTAGTTTTTCCGGAATCCACGCCCAACATGATCAGCGGCAGCTTGTACTTATTGTTCCTAGAAATTTTGTGCACCAAGGGGATTCCCTCGCCGCCCTGACCCTTGACAGCAAATACTCTTTTCTGCAGACGTTCACCGCAGTATCGGTAAACTTCATCGGTAAAGTGGCCACCGGAGTCAACGCAGGTACAGGCAATTACCAGCCCGGTACCATCGGCAAAACACCAAATTTTATTCAGTTTATCGTCAAGCAATTGCCAAGTTTCTTTGTCATCAGGCCGACCCCAGATAATACCTTTCTCAATGCCCCATGACTCTTCCCCCCGGCCCCAACCGACCACTTCATACTCCAGCCGGTCGTCCTGGGTGTCCACGGCGGCCGTGAGAATCAGGACACCGTCCGGCAGCTCCGCCCCGTAATCCTCCCGGCGTTCCATGAGGATGTTTTCGTCTTCAATCTCCCCTCGCTCTTCCCAGGTCTCACCCAGCACGGTATTAACGAACACCTTGAACCGTTCCGGATCACTTTTGCATTCCAAGAACTCCTGGATAATCCGCTTCCAGGGATACCATGGCGAAACAAAAGAATTAAGCCGGAAACTCCGAATACCGTTTTCCAGCGCCGACGGGTTCTCGGCCACCCATTTCGCTGGCTGTTTTTTTATAATGTACTCGTCGTACTCATTCAGGCACGACGGGCAACGCCATTTAACATCGCTAACGGTATAGGTTACTTTACCGTTTTGCTCATGTTTTTTGTATTTAAACTGGATATCGCGGAGTTCTATGAAGTGATACTCACCACAGCCAGGGCATTCCACGCACCACTTCTCCCGTGTACCAAGTTCGTACTCAAGCTCAATTCTAGACGCCCCTTTGATGGTGGGCGTTGAAACAAATATCTTTTTGCGGTTCCAGAATGTAGTTGTCCGTTTTTCGGCCAGGGCTATAGGATCACCCTCACCGCCGGCACTATCAGGGTACCGGTCAACTTCATCGCATAATAAAACTCGTATTGGACGACTTGCTAAACCGGCTGGGCTATTAGCTCCACCTATAGCAAGGAATCCACCGGGGAATACTTTCATCAAGATTGTATTGTTAATATCCCTTGTTTTTGAATCGGCCACTTTTGCTGCTAAAACCTCGGTGTCTTTTATCATTGGCATTATGCGGCGTTTGCTGTAGTCCTGAGCAATATCAATTGTTGGTTGCACCATGAGTAGGGGGCCAGGATCTACGTCGATGTAATAGCCAATGATGTTGTTAACTATTTCAGACTTACCTATTTGGGAGCTGGACTGGACAATCACCTTTTCAATTTTTGGATCTGTAACACTATCCATAATTTCGCGCTGGTAAGGCGCTCTATCTGTTCGCCATTGGCCCGGTTCGGCTGCGTTCTCAGCAGAAAGTTTACGATATCGATCAGCCCATTCACTTATTGTCAACTTTGGCGGAGGCGCTACCACCTTCAATATTCTCTGAAATAGCCTTATCGTCTTCTTCTTCAATAACCTCACCCCCGGCGAACATTGCCGGATCGTATTCGCTAAGTTCGGTTAATGCCTCCCGTAGCTCTTTATCTATAAGTTCCTGCAGTTCCGCCAGGCTATCCACACCTAATAATTGCGGAGCAAGTTTACCCGGGATACCTAATATGCGGTTGCGGAAGGTAACCAGCATATTAGTTAAAGCGAACTCTACATCGGCGGCATCGTGAAGCTGGTTTCTTTGCCTAGCCAATTTTAATTCCGCCATTTCCCGCTTTGCTTTTTCATGAAGGGCTTTCTCTTCCCAATATTGGGCGGTTGCACCTTCCTCTTCTTCATCAGCTTGATTGATACGCAAATAGTCAATATACTTTTTGATATTTTTCCGCAGTAAAAAGCGCCCTGGTGCTTGTTTTTCCAGGACGCCTTCTTTGGCAAGTTGGTTAACTCGTTGGCGGGTGAATCCTAAAAGTTCGGCCATAACATCGGTGCTAACTATCACATCTGATATGTCTTTTTTAACATTTATTGCCATAATGCTCACCTGCTTATTCGGAAAGAAAATATATATTCAAAAAACTTGATACCTAGACAAATTTCGGGGCTCGCAAGACCCGCAACCCCAAAAATTTCCAGAAGGACCCGCATTTCTGAGATTTGTCGCATAATCGCCTGCTTTTAGATCAGAGGGCTAGTGAATTCTAAAACCTTGAAGGTATAGCAGAAACAACGGTGATACGTAAGCCAATGCCAACAATACGACTCCTAAAATTACTTTGGTTAAACTTACAACTGCGTTTTCACCAGGTCTGTTTCGTTCAAATGCCGATGGT